TGCAACAGATGTGGGCTGAGGTAAGGGCAACACTCTATCAGCCGGGTGTAAAGAATTGGTATCTGACCACAGAAGAACGAGAGATGCTCCAAGAGTCTAACGAGGGATTCAGGACTCAGGGTGCTGTCGAAGACTTGTTACTGCAACATGTAGACTTTGATGCATTAGATACAGAGAAGATAGCATGGCAGCTCACTGCTTTATTACGAGCATTGGGTATACGCAACCCTCGCAACATAGACTTCAAGGATGCAAGTAGGGTGTTAACAGACCATGGCATAGACCCTAGGAAAACAAACGGTAAGAAAGTGTATGATGTTAGCTTGGTGGACTTACCAGAAGATAAATCAGTATGGGAGGAATCACCGTTTTAATAAGGATAATAGATGAGGCCACAATCAGCAAAACAAAAGGGTAGGTTATTACAGCAGAAGTTCAGGCAGATGCTGGTGGACCTACTAGGATTAGATGAAGAAGATTTAGAAAGCAGACCTATGGGTTCTCAGGGTGAAGATATCATCATGGGCAAACAATCGAGGGATAAGTTTCCCTACAGCATTGAATGTAAGAATCAGGAAAGCTTGAATGTGTGGAAGTCGTATGACCAAGCACAGACGAATTGCAAGGGCTATGAGCCTTTGTTGGTTATTAAACGCAACAGAAGTAAGGTGTTAGTTGTCTTGGATGCAGAGTATTTTGTAAAGCTGCATGCAGACTCGCACGTTGATACAAATTGCTAAGGGTAGGGTAGGGTATGGCAAATTGGTCAACATTTGGTGTTTATGTGTTGGGCTTAAGGGATAGGGTATGGCAAGGAGAGACCAATGCCCTGTTCCTTACCCTGACCGTGAGACCCCATTGTTACGCTGTTTAGGTATGTATTAGGGTATAGTGTATAGTATATATAATAATAATATTATTAAGTATATATAGGTGTAGGTATACATATATAGTATGGCTTATATATAACAATATAGTATTAGGGAACGCATACCCTCTACCCTACACCCTGTTGGATATGATATAAGGATTAGATATGGCAGAGAAGAAGAAAGGTAAGAACGCACCTGATAAACCATTGGTTAATAGACCAAGTGCGTTTGAGTCAGACCCGGAGTTTGAGCTAACAGATATGCAGTCAGCCTTTGTGTGGCATTATGTCAATGACAATTGCACACAGACCGAGGCAGCTAGAAGAGCAGGCTTTGAGTTCCCAGCTCAAGCAGCTACTAGATTCTTGAACGGTAAGGATTATCCAAATGTCCTCAAAGCCATCAAGGTTGGTAAAGAAGAGCTTGCACACAAGTATGCGATTACCCCAGAGAAGACAGCGAAGATGCTATGGCAGATTAGTGAAGAGGCATATAACAAAGGGCAGTTCAATGCATCGGTATCAGCATTGCGAGAACTGAATGAATTGGCTGGACTGAAGATAAAGAAGACAGAGAATCTCAACATAACAGCGAACTTGGATAACATGAGCCACAAAGATATAGAAGGACGACTCAAAGAGATATTCGGTGGCGATATTATAGATGCAAAGTATGACGATGTATGACACTTTCTGAGTTAAGTCAGTTCATTAATATCCTGTAGAAAACCAAGAGAGGGCGTTTTTTTTCTGTGGAACCCCAAAAATCGGTCAAAAATTAAAAAACAACGGTAAATCAGTAACTTACGACACATTTTTGTATGACGTGAGTATGACATTGCCGCTGACCAACATCTACTATGTGTCCACAGTGCTAACATTTGCACTTATTACACGTCCAGAAAGCCTATATAACTAGGGACTCTATTGGATTCCAAAACAAAAGTTCAAAAAAGTCAGATATTTTGACCGTACACCCATAAATGCCGGGCCGCTGTCAGCAAGACGATTGCAACTGAGTTTGACAAATTCTATATTCATTTTTTCAAGTAAGTGTTGTTCCCAACATAAATTAATGTATAATCAATCTAGATAGGAGATTTCATGAAGATAGATAAAGCCGCCTTAAAAGAGGCAACCGTTGACACCATGCTTGGTGCCATTGTTAATTTTCCACTGTCTTGGTTGACCATTACGATAGTTCTCCTATTTACCCATAACTCGTTTATAATATCTTTAAGCCAATTAATTGTTTTATCAATCTTGGCTATTATCAGAAGATATTACACAAGGGTATATTTTGATAAACACAACAAAAGGAAAGGCTTATGAAAGACAAAGACTTGGATATGATTATTTCAGAACTTGAACACACCAACAGGTTCCTTTATGAGCTGAATAAGAATCTTGCCAACTTGGTTTTAATCCACCAAGTCCAGTTAGCTGCAGTCGAGAAAGCATTAAAGGTCCCGGAAGAAGTAATAGAAATCCCAGAAAAAAAATTACATTAATTTGAACATAAGTGTTGACATTAATACTTTTTACTCCCATACTAAACACTGTAACAAACAATATATAGGAGAAAAAATGGAGTTACTCAAAGAAAAAAAAGCATACACCTACTACGGTCATGACTATGTATTTAGATTGGCTGATGAAAAGTACCACGACTACACAAGTCTTATTATCAAACCCTCACACATCAGATTGGTGAAGAATTTATCCGACCTGTCTACCAAAGACCTGAAGGCTAAAATCATCGAAGATTGGTTTGCTGAGGAGAATGAGATGGTAAGAGAAAGAAATAACCAAAAAGCGAAAGTTCGCAGAGCATTAAAAAAGGAGTCTAACAATGCAAAATAAAAAACTAACCAAACTAGAACAACTCAAGCTACAGCTTACTGACAGCTTGCACGAGGAGGTGACGATTAACTGTCACCACCACGGACCTCAGACATTCACTATCGGCGAGTTTCTAGAGAACCAAGTCGCCTGTCCTAAATGCGAGTCCGACCTACCTGTATGGCACAAAGACCAATTGGTTTACCCTGTCATGAACGCACTGATGAAATTAGTTGCTGACGAGGAACGAGCCAAGAAAGAGGTTGCCTAATGGATAACAAAAAGAATATTACTAACCCTGAGTTTATTGTGAAGAAGCTTGGAACTGATGGAAGGACTCGTGTCAAGAAAGTTGACACAGTTACTTCTGATTTTGATGAAAACATGCAACCGCTAAACCGCAGAGGTAGACGGTTGCGTAAGAAACTATTGCGACAGTTAGCAAAAGGAGACGGCAAATGAGTGACAAATGGCACGGCGGTAAAGGTGACCGCAACAGAACCAAGGATATTGCTAAGTTCAATGAGAACTTTGAACGTATCTTTGGTGCTAAGCAACGCTTGAAGAATTTTGAGAAAAATTTTGCCGAGAACATCTCAAAACCTGAGACTACTGATAAGGGAGGTGAATCATGAGTTGGCAGACAGATTGGAGAATAGATAAGGGTGTTAAGGTGCCTGACTTTAGAAACCGTACAGGCAAATCCCTTGAGATGGATAGGTTTTTACAAACCCTAGAAATAGGTGATTCGTTTGTGATTCATCCTAAAGTAAATCCTGACGGTACTATTACTGAGTATTCTATTGCTCAAAACGTAGTTACCAGAGCTAAAAAGTTTGGTATGAAGATGACTTCAAGGAAGATATATTCTGAAGAGAACCCTGACGAGTATCATTACAGAATTTGGTATGTAGAAAAAATAGAACCAAAGATTAAAAAATCTACCTATCAAAAAAAACCTACAGCTGAGGTTACTGAAAAAGCTTTTAACGATTTGGCTGAAGGCAGATTGCCTAACGACATTTTGTTTTTAGCCGAGCAGAATGAGGAGAATCGAGCAATTGTTGAAGATATTAGAAGATTAAATAAAATACTTATCGAAGAATTAACGAAACAGAACATACAACTACCTGAGGGGGAATAATGACTTCATCAAATATTATGCTGGAGATTGTGCAGCTATTTAAACAAATGGAAAAAAAAGAAGCACAAAAAGAACTGATTGAAATACTTAGAAAAATATACAGGGAGAAGCAATGGAACGACTAGAATACGAATCAATCTACGGCTACTGCCGAGTATCATCCGATGAGCAGGCCAAACACGGTACCTCTTTGAACGAGCAGAAAAAAACCATCACCAAGATGTCGCTGTATTTGTTTGACAAAGAACCTGACGGCTTTTATGTTGATGACGGTGTTAGCGGCACTTTAGATTTTGATAACCGCCCAGAAGGTAAAGAACTCAAACGCAACCTTGAACCCAACGATGTTGTCTTGGTTGCAAAGCTAGACCGTTTAATCAGACGCTTAAGTGTCTTGTGCAATATTCGTGACGACTTTAACGAATTAAATATTCATTTGTTTGCTCACGATATTTTAGGCGGTGCTGAATCGATAACTACATCCAAGTCACCGAATGTAAATATGTTTGTCAACATGATGGGTACTTTTGCTGAATGGGATAAAGAAGAAACTGCGAGAAAGTTGTACCAAGGTAAGATGGCTTGTGTTGAACAAGGCAGACATATTGGCGGCGGTGTGCCTTTTGGTTATGAATTAGTCAAAGAAGGTAAGCACAAATACCTTAAAGAAATTCCAGAAGAGCAAGAAATCATCGCTTATGTGGATAAATACATGCACAGAAACCGTAAAAAAGGTGTTAAAGCACCTTGGCGTAGAATGTCAAAACAAATAAAATCTTTGTATGACGCAGATATACCGCCTTGGAAAGTTTCAAGAATTGCATCAAGAAAGCTTAAAGACCGTGCAAGTCTGTGATATATTTGGACAATGAACAACAAGGAAGGCACATACCCTAACGATGTAGGCTCAATTGAGCCAATCCCTATCACAGAAAGAACCCCTATCTTAGACATGATGCCTTCCAATGTTCGTAACGCTTTGGAAGGTATTGGCGGTTTGTTGGACGACCCTATGATTGCTATGCCGGGTGGCTTTGCAAGGATGCCGATTAAAAAACTAATGGCAGAACTTGCAGAACGTAAAGCTTTATACAAACAACAAGAGTTTAGATTTAACCGAGCAAAGGATGTTTACAACAGTGCTATTCGTGACGGCTACGAACCTGATATTATCGGCAGCCAAAAAATCATGAAGAACGCCAAAGACTATGGCTCGCAAATCAAAAAAGAAATAGACGAGCTAGAGGATTTGGTTAAAAAGCATGGCAACACTTGATAACATCAATTTGTTTGCAGTCGGCGGTGCAACCGATGACACCCAAGACCCACTCTACCCTGAGTATCTAGCTTTAGTCGAACAATTCGAAGCACTCAAAGACGCACCGACCATACCGGGAGGCTATCCTGATGCACCTTCTTTTTCACAATTTAAGCGACAAAAAGAAGCAGAAGTAGCCAGAGATATTATGGTGGAGAATCTTGAATCAGGTGATATCAAAAAAGCTTACGAAGAAGGTTTCACCCAATTACCCATTGCTGAGCAGCTTGGCGTATACATTAACCCTATTACAGGCGTACCGGTAGAAACTTACGAAACCGGGTATTTTGCTGACGAAGCTGGTTTTAAAATAAAAAAGCCGGGAGAAGCTTTACTTGATTTAGTCAATCCGCTTAGCTCACCCTTAGAAAGATTACCTTTTACAGCCGAAGACCCTATGAGTGCTGCATTAGCACCATTATCAGCCTTAGGTGCATTAGGCGGTCTTGGTGAATTAGCCAACATTCCTAAAGCCGGATTAATGGCTCTTAGAAGATTTCAACAAAAATCTATGGACGGCGGTGGCGGTGGTGGTATCGGTGGATTGCCACCTGATGCCTTTGAAGCTGATGTGAAACAATTTGCTTTTGACCCATTAAGCAATCTTAAGTCGCCAACAATTGAATCTTTGATTCGTAACGCACCAAAAAATCTTAAAGGCAACCAAATCCTTGATTGGCTTAATTCTAAAGGGGCCCCAAGTAAAGGCGTAAAACCCAAAGAGCTGCCGTTTTTAAGAATTGACCAATTTATCAAAGACAACCCTAACGCTACTTTGCCTGAAGTTATTGAGCATGCTAGTAAAAATCAAATAAATATTAGTAAAAACACATATAGAGACATAGGAGAACCCGGGTCTGATTTTTATTTTGATGTTGAAACAGCTATGACCGACCCACTATCAGGTGAACTTTCATATCAAAACTTAATAGACGATATTACTTACGATGTTGAAAACATGGAAGGGGTATATTTAGATGATTTAGTAAGAGATTATAGTACAAGACTTACTTATGACGAATTAAGTGATTATGGTCGTTATGGCAAAGAATTTACCTTCGATGATATGGTAAATAGAATTAATAAATCTTTAGAATCAGGTGCAAGTAACGAAACACTTGAAGATGTTATAGAAGAATATGCACTTAAAGTTTACGAAGACAATCCGTATATACTAATTGAGCCTAAAGGTTCAGGCATAGTTGGAGAATTTGGTAACACCTTTGCTTACGGTAATGATGATGTCGGTTATACAACTTTTATTAACGGCGAAAGAATCCGTATGTCTGATTATGGTTACGATGATGTGCCATACTCACAAAACGAAGCTGAAATTCGTTTACAACGTATCATGGAAGAAAGAGAAGACATCGATATTGGCATGTATAGCGGTCAACAACAATACAAAAGATATGTGGACGACACTTTGCCGGGCGGTAAAAACTATCGTGAAGACGTTTATATTTATGAAAACGCTGCATTGGAAGATAGCACTTCTGGCTTAAGTCATTTTGACGATGAAAACCAACTTGCACACATGCTTGGCAGAGACAGGGTTCTCGAAGACGGCACTGAGACCTTCCATGCTGACGAAATACAATCTGATTATCATAAAAAAGGCATGAAGTATGGTTACAAAGACCCTATCAAAGATGCTGAAAGCTTAAAAAAAGCAAACGAACGCAGCGTAGAATCTTTCGGATTACATCAAAAGGTTGTAAAACAAATGCGTGACGAGCTTGAAGAGATGAAAGCACTTGCTGAAAAATATCCTGAACTTAAAGAGTATCAAGGTGAGTATAGTATGAGTGATAAAGACTTTGCCATTCGTCAATTAGGCGGTGAAGACCGTGGCACTATAGAGTTTGATAACCCAGATATGCTTAACACATTTATGGACCACCTTAGAACAAAGTATGGCGACAGCCCAACCATAGAAAAATTTGGTGTTCCTAGCAGAATACAGGTATTAGAAAAACTTGTTAAACGGCGTGAAGAAGAATTAGCAAAATATTCTGATGACGGTTTAGGCAATATACAATCAAACGGCGTAATGAGCAGACCTATTGCAACAATAAGAGTAAATGATGGTTCTCCTGAACAAGTTACCTCTGCATTAGATGCCTTTAAAAGCATGGTTAATAGACCTGACTATGATGAAAAAATGAGCAAAATCAAACAACTGCAGGGCGAAAATTTAATTTCACTAAATGACCTCAAAGAAACTTTGTCACGAGACTTAGCTAGATTTAATGCTCAATATCCTGATGCTAACCTTGAAAAAGTAATGCGTTACGGTGACATGATTAGAGAAGGACGCAGCGACTCAGCAGGTATATTCGAACTAGCTTATGAAGCATTGAGAGATGCAGAGCTTGATGTTTTAACCGCAAGAGCAAACGCACAACCGCTTGATGTTAATAACATGGATTTAGCTAGACTGCTTGATGCTGAACTAGATTTTCGTGTCATACCTGAAAATGTAAGAACAGAAATAAGCAAAATGCAGGATAATGCAAAACAACTGCGAAATTTACGAGAAGAAACAAGTTTAGATATAGATGCGTTTTTTGATTATGAAGGCAAAGCATCTGACGATTTGAAAAATTTACAAAAATTAGAAGACTTTAACGGCAAAGAAATTAAAAAGGTTTTAGACAAAGTTCCAGATTATCCATTTAAAGGCGATGATTATGCAGAAATGGTTATTAAAAATATGATTGTTGAAGCAATAAACGATGGTAAACCTGCAATTTCTGTTTCAGGTTCTGCTGCTATTGTACCTAGATACAGCCAAGAAGAAGCTGAGTTCTTCCCACGCTTTTATGATAAAACCATACCAAACATGATGCAAAAACTAGCTAAAAAGTATGGCGGTAAGTTTGAAAGAGGGCAGCTAGACCTTGACGATACTTTTGGTGAATACAAAATGAACAAGTTGCGAGAAGCAGATACCGCAACATTACAAAACATTAGCACAGACATGGGTATGAGAGGTGCTGAATTATCTCGAGAGGCGATTTTAGACGAATATACAAAAGCAACACAGGCAAACATCATTAGAATCACCCCTGAAATGCGAGAAAAGATACTTAGAGAAGGTTTGCCACAGATGTACATGGGTGGTAAAGTATCAAAAAGTAATTCAATGGATAAACCCATTGCTGGTAACGTAAGAGAAATGTAATGGCAGTAGATTATTTACAAGAATATTTAGGCATCGACCCCAACGACTACTCTGCCATGGAGCAGCGTATTGCAGGCGTATCACCTGTTGGTCAATCCATCCTTCCACAAGCCCCGGTATTACCACGAGCATCTATTATGGATGAAAGCGATTTTGCTGCTGCAACAGCACCTCTTATGGGCAGAGTATATGGTAGAGAAGAAGAGGCTAGAAACAAAGCAGAAGATTTAGCTAACCAATTACAAGGATTACAGGCAAATTTACAAGAAATTACCAATTTAAGGGATGTTGCAGTACAAGATTATCAAGAAGCACTGCAACAACAAGACGTTATAAGACAACAAGCCTCTGAAAACGAAGCTATGAGGCTTGAAGAACAAAGAAATCAGCTATTAGCTGAAAGAGAAGGCATTATTACCACCCTAGAACAAGATTTTGGGGTACAAAGGTCTGAACTAGAGTCTGTTATAGGCGGTTTAGAGGGTCAAGTTGGTGATTTAACAAGTAAAGTAGGCGAACTAGAGTCTGTAAAAGGCAGTTTAGAAAGTCAAATTAACGATTTATCTAGCCAAATGCAGGCATTAGAGGTTGAAAAACAAGACGCATTAGCACAACAAGATGTTATAAGAGCTGAAGCTGCTCAATCTCAACAAGACGCATTGGCTCAACAAGGTGAACAGTTTGCCACCGAAAGAAGTGCTTTAGAGCAACAAATAGCCGATTTAACAGCTCAAGTTGGCCAACAGCCACCGGGCGGAGGACAAGAAACAGGCGGAGGTCAAGGACCTATCGTAGACGA